TTGCGGGACAGGGGCCACGCGTGACTCGATTTGGCTAAGCCCCAGCAGAATTATTGCGCGATATTTCGTGGTCGTCTCAACAATAACTGGTCAAACGCGACAATTGCGAGAAATTACGCTCAATAAACCAGAGGTCTAGAGGTCTAGCCAATGGGCCGCAAGCTCCGGGCCCGCTATCTCCACCACCCATGGGCGCCAGCGCCGCTTACGGATTTGTTAATCGGCGTGCATCCGTATGGATGTCTGTTGGCATCTGTGGTGCAACTATTCATTCTGTGGGCACCTGTGAGTACCTGTGGTATCGCGAGTTATGGCCGCGATAAGGACGCGATGACATTCTGTTTTGGCATATCAGTTATCTAACATTAATGGGTATCGGCCAAGCTCGCGGAGCCCGGCCCTGACGCGCTCGTGGCCTCGTGCTCTACGCACTCCATCTTGACCACTCCGCCAGTCTGGCTAACGACCAGGCATGCGTCAGACGCCAGCGCGTCGCTGGAAGCCCCGGCCGCAAGCTCCGAGTAGTACGCTGACTTTGCCTCGTCCAGCGTCCCATACTTGTGCGCGGCTGGGATTACCGTGCCGTCCTTTGCCGTCTGGATCACCACGACCACATACATCAGATTCCTCCTCTGCTAGAGTCCTACAAACCACATCGCATATCCGTATCGATAGTCGGAAGACCCTGCGTTGCCTTGGTTCCTCACGATTATCGAGCCGTCTGTCGTGACCTCAAGGACGCCCGTCCAGCTGCCGCCGTTGTTCGTAATTAGCGGGACAATCATCGAATGGTTCCTCGGCCTGTATGCCTCTGGGAGCACGTACGGGCATTTGGTCGAGTCCCATGAGCCAGAGCCTGTCGTGACGCCGTTTGCGCACACGAACATGAGGGCTCCGTTGGTGTGCACGTGCCAGCCGGCGCCGTTGTCATCGTAGAGGCTCCACCCATGGAGCTTCCTGGATATCCAGTTCCACGGGCTGTTGTTCGCGGTGCTCACTATGCCTGTCACGAGAGGGACGTGTGCGTACGTGTCGACCACGACAACGTCACCGACGTTGACGCTTGCACAGTCGACCGTTGTCCTGATTGAGCCCACGGTCATGGCGTGCCCCGAGCTGCCGAAGTTGACCTGCACCGTCCCGTCAGCGTTGACCCTTGCCACCGTGGCGAAGTCGCGAGACATGCCCACCTCCATCGCGGCCTCGCGTGCAATCGCCGCGACCTTGCGGGCCGTCTCGCGACCTATCGAGCGCATCTGGCTTGACTCTGACCTGGACAGCTCAGCCATTCGCGACCCTCCTCCTGAATATGCGTGCCTCGCACTCGATGGGGCAACCGCCGACGAGCCTGAGCGTCTGCGTCCTCACCTGGAACCTGCCGGACACCCCGCCTGTCGGGAAGTCTATCGAGATGGCCTGGTTGATTCCCACCGGCGCGTACGCGTGCGTGAACGTCTCGCGCTTGATGATGGACTGTGCCGTTGCCAGGAGCGTCTGCGCGCGCCTGTTGGCGTAGGCGGTCATCTCGGCGTCGGTCTTGCCGTCAGGCAGATCCTGATAGGTGTACGCGGTGGTGATGGTGCGGCCACGGCTCACGGTCGACAGGTCGCTTGCCGGGTCGGTGTCCCACGCCTCCCCCACCACGACCTTGCCGGTGCCGTCCTTGAGGGAGCCGTATCGTACTATCACGTGGTTCGCGGCGCTGGTGTAGTCGCGCTCCTCGCTGAACTCGCCGACGAACTTGGCGCTCGGCCCCTCCTCGAACGACCATGCGATGGGCATCTCTGCCGGGTCTCTGTAGCGCTTGAGCAGCACTCGCCCCATCTCGTCGGTCATCGCGGCGCGGAACCCGGCGAGCGCAAGCAGGTCGTTCACGCAATCGAGCTTCGTGGTGCCCACCTCGGAGTTGTTCTGGTCAGCCCCCACCCCGTACATGCGCACGTTGGTCGTGACGTAGTCCGAAGCGTCGGCCATGACCTCAAGCCCGACCCCACGGCACACGCTGGCCGCGTAAGCGACCGCGTTGGTGCCGCTGGGGATGGTCACGGGGCTTGAGAAGCTGTCGTCAAGAAGCTCCTGCAGACGCCCGTACAGCTTGACCGAGTGCCGCGACTTGCCGTTGCTCACGCTGCGGGACGGCACCACGGGGATGAACGTCCCAAGCGGCACCTCGACCGCCACGCCGTCAGGCCACTCGGCGTCGAGGAACACGCGAAGGAAGTTTGGCCCGAAGTCGTACGAGTCAAGAAGCTCGACCTCAGCGCTCTCCTTGATGCGCGTGTCATCGTTTCTGGTGATGGTGCCACCATGCACGACAGGAACGTCTGGGTCGATCTCCATCCCAGTCCGTCGCGACACGACCGCGAACCGATAGCGCGTGGTGGCAATCCTCCGGTTCCAGTAGGAGGGGTCGAACGTCGGGGACGGCTTGGCGGCGGGCGTGCGGTCACCGTCGTAGAGCGCTAGGCTCGTGACGTGCACCACGGGCGAGCCATCCACGGCGATTGCCACGGCACCCACGACCGTCATACCGGACGGCACCACCACCTTGCCGCCAACGAACGCGCTCTGGCTGGACACGCCAAACGTGTTCGCGGCAACATTGGTGTTGCCGGATGAGTCCCTGTACTCTACGCCAAGCATCACGCTTCCGGGGCCAGCACCATCAGTGGACACGATGGCGCTCACGTACATGGTCCGGTTGGTGGTGAGCGCCCTCTGCCCATGCAGCATGTATAAGGCACGCGACGGGCTCTGGTATGTTACGCCGCCACCGATTGAGACCTCGTTGCCTCCGCCAGTCATGCTGCCTATGAGGTTGGTTCCTGATGGGCGTGTGTAGGAGAAGGTCGGGTTCGCAATCTCGATGGTTCCAGTCGTTCTGTTGTTGAACCCAAGCGCGGTTATCTTCATCCCAGACGGGACGACGCACGAGCCATCGAAGCGCCGCCAGTCCGCCGTCGGCGTCCAGATTGGGAAGCCTACCCAGTTCTTGTGACCAGCCGCGTCCGCATACTCGACGTACGGCTGGCATGACCCGCTGTCTGCCCCTCGAAGCGACGCGCCCATGTGGATGGTCTGGTTCTCGGCGAGCGTGGCCATGCCCGGCGTCCTTGCTTGCAGCTCCGGCGTCACGCCACCGCCCTTGCCCATCGCATACGTTCCATCGGCATTCTGCTTTAGGTTCGTATTGGCCGTCCAGAGGTTAGCGCTCATCCGAGCACCCCCCCCCGGAGAGGGTCTCGCCCTCGGCGGGCGCCCAGGCTGCGGGCGTCGCGCCACGGTTCGCCATCGGCAGCGCCAGGTAGACCGCGCCCGAGTTGCCGGCGACTCCGTTGAGGTACACCTGCGCCTGGGTGGCCCTGACGAAGCCGTACGGCATCGCGACGAGCTTCCAGTCCGTCCCGAGCGTGGCGTCGAGCATGTACCTGCTGCCCCACACCTCGGAGTGGATGCGGTCGCCCGCCACGTCCGCGCGGGCGAGGAAGGACAGGCAGAAGGCCGCCTTGTTGACGCGCTCAGACTCCGGCACGTCCTGGTCGTCGAAGACGAGGCCGCCCGCCGTCGTGGTCGGCGCGAGCCTGGCCACGGCGAACCCCAGGGCGGCGTCCTGGGTGACCGATATCTTGCCTGTCGGATGGCGGCATCCGCCGAGGTCACGCGTGCCCCTCAGCAGGTTCGGGTACCGGAAAGTCTGTCCCATCATGCCTCCACCCTGCACTCCACGGCGGTCATCGCCGCGACCCGTCTACCCACGCACAGGCTCCTCCCACACGGTCTCGGTCACGTCGACGGACACCGAGAACTGGTCGTACGTCCCCGCCGAGTAGCCGAGCGTGAACTTGGCGCAGACGCGGTGGACGCCCCCGTAGAAGTCCCTCAGCCAGCACATGCCTGCTGACTGGTCGCGCACGATTCTGGAGATTCTGCGGTACGCGTCACCTCCCCACGCGACGTACGAGCGCTGCCCAGTGATGTCGGTCGTCCCGTCAGGATAGAACGTCGGCAGGCTCGGCGTGTCGGGGCCGAGCGCGAAGTGGAACGTCTCGCCGCCGTGCTGGACTGCCTGCGACACGCTTGCGTCGAAGCCGAGCCTCACGCACGCGCTCGCGTTGGCTCCGAAGTTGTATGCCTCGTCGCCGAACGACTCGACGTGGGCATGGGCGAGCACGCTCGTGGCCGTGCCCGACGAGGCGTGCGCTGTGACGCGATACGAGTAGTCGACGTTGAGCGGCGCGAGGTAGTCTATGAGCGCCTGCCCGTCGAGCAGCCCCTCCCCGAGGAACGTGGAGCCTCCGTCTGGGTCAACGCGCTCGACGGAGAACGACTCGGCCCTTGCGCCCGAGCCGGTGCCCTCGCCCACGCGCACGATGGCGAACAGGCATGGGTCAACGGTCACGGACGCCACCGGCGCGTTCGGCTGCGCCCAAGACACCTTGAACGTCCTGCTCGCCGACCTTGACAGCGACGAGCCCCCGGTGACCGTCACCGCGACGGTGTACGTCGACCCGTTCTGCGGCGTGAACTGGTCGCTGGTCACGGACAGGGAGGTCGCGCCGACTGGCACGGCCCTGCTCAGAAGGACGCTCCCGGAAGAGTCCGAAATCGTTACGACTTGCCGCGTTACGCCTGTCGAGTCTGACGCTGACCACGCGACGGATACCGGCATCTTGTCCACAGTGGCTGACGGTGACGAGATGGTGACGGCTGGCGGGTCGTAGACGTTAAGCACCGAGTATGCCGACCATTCGCCCCATCCGCCGTTGGATCCGGCCCACAGCCCCTTGGTGCGCACCCTGAGCCTGTACGTGCCCCTTGCGAGCGACGCGACGGTCGTTTTCGTTGCGGTGCCGGTGGCGCTTACGGTGCTCGTGGTGCCGTCGGGCTTGGTGACCTCGACCTGCGACGCCTTGACGTCCGAGTGGTCTGGGTGGTTCGGCGTCCACGTGACGGCGGCGCTCGTGCCGGTTGCCGCAACCGTGGGTGCAGAGACTGAGGGTGCCAACGGCTGCGCGATCGTCGTTATCGCGCTCGTTGTCATGGCGTACGCGGAGTAGAGGCTCCCCTTGTACGCCCTCACGCGATACCAGTTGTCTCCCGCGACAGATGGCATCGCGACGGGGAGCGTTGCCTGCCTCTTGGTCTCGCCCCATGTGCCGGACGCGCCCGCGCGATGCTGCACCTCGTAGCCGTCGACGTAGGCCGGCTGGCCCGACGCCCCCACGCTCACGGACGTTGCGCTCAGGGCGGTGGCCGACACCTTCGTGGGGGGCGTTGGCGTCGTGTAGACGGTTCCGGACTGCGCGGTGGCGCTCCCTGCCGGGTTGTACGAGCGCACCTGGTATGCGTAGGAGTGGCCCGCGCTCGTTGACGAGTCCGTGTAGTTCGTGGCGTCCCAGCCGAGGCTGGCCATGTCGGAGTATCCGCCACCGTCCACGGAGCGTGCCACGACGATTCCAGACCACGGGTACGCGTCGTCGGAGCCGGTGTAGTCGGCGCCCCAGGAGAGCTTCTGCGACGTGTCGCTTGCGTATGCGGCCTTGAGGTTCCTCGGCGGCCTCGGGGTCGAGTACGGGCGTGCCGGGATGTCGAGGCTCACGCTCGCGCTCGAAGTGCCGTTGCCGTAGCCTCCGGTCACGTTGTACCGCGCCCACGCCTCGACGGTCCTGTCCTGGCCGTAGCGGCGCGCGAACCACGTGTCGTACGATATGTATACCGTCGACTCGCCCTTGCCCTGGTCGAGCGAGCCTGACCAGTAGCGGGTATCGTCGTTCGTGGAGCCTGCCGAGCCGTTGGCGTAGACGTTGAACGGCCAGCGCGTGTACACCTTGGCCTCGACGTGAACGTAGACGTACTCGTCGTCGGTCCCGGTGACCCAGGCATTCACCCCGCACTGCCAGTAGTTGCCTGATGGCGTCCATATCTGGTCGCCCCATGATTCTGCCACGCGCTACACCCCCATGTCCGCAGACAGGCCGAACTCGCCGAACAGCTCGCCGATGAGCTGCTGCGCCCTCGGGGAGGCGCTGCCGAGCCGGGCACCGTTGATGGTCAGGTTCCAGTTGTTCACTGTCGACATGCTGCTCCCGGAGTCCCCGAAGTACTTGGACTCGCCGGCACCGATTGCGCGTGCCCCGAGCGTGGGCACCGGTACGGATGCCGCGCCGGCGAGGGCGAGTGCCGCCCGCTCGACGTCCGGTATGCCGCATGTCATTCCGGATGCGATGTTCTGCGCGAGGTGCATTCCGGAGGTCATGCCGCCGCGCTCGGAGCCTGACCACGGGCCGGCCTCAGGCACCGAGAAGCGCAGGATGCTCGCGGCCTTCTCGGCGAGCGCGCTCGCCGCGCGCCCCACCCAGCCGAGACCGGCCTTGATGCCGGAGGCGAAGTTGTCCGCGAGGTGCGTGCCCCACTCGTACGGGTTGCCGTAGTTCTTCGCGGCCATGGCGTTTGCCGCGATGGCGTTGGCCTGCCAGAGCACGGAACCCGCGTTCGCCCCGAGCCCCGAGGCGAAGTTTCCAGACGCGCTGCTGCCGTACCCGCCGAGCATGCCGGGCGTGCCGGAGGTGGCGCCGATGACGCCGGAGTAGAGCCTCCCGGCAGCGGAGGTGGCGCTGCCGACGAACGAGGAGATGCCGGCGGAGAAGAGGCTGCCGGCGCTCGTGCCCTCGGAGGAGAGGCCGCTCGCCGTGCCGTCCACGCCTCCCTCGGCACCCTGCCTGAGCGCCGCGCCGGAGTCCTGGGCCGAGCCTGACCAGCCGAGGATGCCGTCTGCGAAGCCAGAGCCTGAGTCTGAGCCGATGTCCGTGAGGCTGGTCACGATGTCGCCGATGCCGTCTATCACGGCCTGCCCGAGGTTCGAGGCGCTGGTCGCGGGGCCATCCGTGTTCCCGTCGATGCCGTTGGCGAGGCCCGCGTCCACGTCAGAGCCGATCTCGTAAAACTTCTGGGAGGGCGAGTGGGAGTCAAGCTGGTCCTTGGTCTTGTCAATCACGTCCTGGCCGAGGGTAGCGGCCTCCTGCTCTGAGAGCGTGCCGTTCCTGATGCCGTCGGCAAGGCCGGCGTCTATGTCACCGCCTAAAATCTCGGCGGCCTTGTCGACGTCACCGCCCGCGAGCCTGAGTGCCACCAGCGAGAGCATGCGGCTCGACGCCTCGCTCGGTGCGCCGCTGTTGGACGCGAGGCCGTTCGCAAGGTCCTCCGGGATGTGGATGCCCCTCTCCTGCATGTCGGCTGCGAGGCCAGCCCAGTCACCGCTCCCCGCGGCCTGTATCAGCTCTGCCTCGGCACCGGCAACCCCGTCGCGGCCGCTGAGCAGGCCGTCCGCGAGCGCCTGCACCGCGCGGTCCCCGGAGTCCCCCATGTCGACTCCCAGCCCGTCGAGGGCCTGGACTATCGAGTCGCTGTTGTTGTCGTATGCCGCGACTATCTGGGCCCACTGGTCGTCCGTGATGTCCTTGAGCTGCTCGGTGGACAGCCCGGTGTCCGCCAGGTCCTGCGAGAACTGCTGCAGGTCCTTCCCAGCGCCCTCGCACGAGCTGGTTATCGCCACGTTCGCCTGCGCCCACGTCTGGACGCTATCAGACAGCCCGTCCGTCGCGGATGCTGTGGCCGCCAGCGCCGCCTCGGTTATGCCTATCGAGCCGTTCAGGCTTTCGAGTGCGCTCGTGGCGTCCTCGATTCCCGAGTTGGTGTACGCCGCTGCGGTCGCGTTGTCGTATGCCTTCTCGGCCATCTCCTGCAGCTTGTCGGCGGAGACGTCCACCAGTGGGTTGAGTTCCTTGTACTTGTCTATGTAGTTGGAGATGTACTCGTCCTTGCTGCCGATGGCATCCATCTCGTCGTTGTACGCCTTCTGGGCGGTGGCGAGCGCCTGGATGTCCTCGGCCTGCTGCTCGTAGAGGTCCTTTAGCCGCTCCTGGTACGCCTCAAGGCGAATCTGCTCAAGCTTCTGCGTCACGTACCCGCCGAGCTTGGCGGTGACGTTCTCGATGGCCTCGCCGTTCTCGGAGAGCTTGCCGTTCTCGGCGTCTATGACGTCGATTGACGTCCCCGCTATCCCGTTGAACGTATCGACTGCGGCCTTGAGCTTGCCCTGCTCCTGCGTCGTGAGTCCGGTCTGGTTCGCGTACTCCTTTATCACGCCGTACGCCGCCTGCAGCTGGCCCATCTGCGCGGATGCCTCGGTGTTGCTTGTGCTTAGGGTGTCGGCAAGCTTTGCCTGCGACTCGACCGCCTTGTCTACGGCATCCCTGGCGTCGTTCAGCGAAACCTTTGTGCCCTCGTACGCGATGCCCTGGTCCTGCGCCGCCCTGATGCTCTTGTTGGTGGCGTCGGTCAGCCCCTCGGTGGCCTTCTTGAGGTTGTCGGAGTGCTCCTTCTGCTTCTGGAAGTAGTCGACGATTTTTCCCACGACGAACGTCGCCCCGGCGATTGCGAGGCTCAGGGCACCCGCCTGCAGGGCACCGACGGCGAAGTTCTTGGCCATGTCCAGCGCCGAGCTTGCCGCCAGCTTGAACCCGTTGGAGAGCCCGGAGCCGAATGCCGACGTGGCCTCGCTCGCCTTCGATGCCATGTCCTTGAGCACGTTCCCTGCCTTGCTCGCAGCGCCGCTGATGCCGCCGGCGCTCTTGGATACGGACTCGATTTCACGCGCGGTGCTGGTCGAGCCGGACTTTACCCTGCCAAGGCTCTCCGTCAGGCCCTCGATGCCGCCTGCGGCCTTCTCCGCCTCCGTGGTCGACTTTGACCATGCGGTGACGAGCGAGGCGTTCTTCTCGTAGGCGTCCCTGGCGGCGTCCCGCTGTCCCTCAAGCGCCGAAATCTGTCCCTCAAGCTTCGCGCGCGCCTTGTCGGAGCCGTCTCCCAGGAGGTCGAGCTGCCCGCTCAGCTCCTGAATCCTCTCGGTGCTGTCGCGCACGGCCTCCGCGCTGTCGGTCATCCCCTCCCAGGCGTGCACGTACTTGTCGGCACCGCCCGCCGCCTTCGCTGCCGCGTTCTGCGCGACCCCGAGCCTCGACGCCATGTCACCGGAGCTTGCGTACACGCGCATCTGCGAGCCGTCGACGGTGTTGAGGGCGTCACCGAATATCGCCGCCTTCTCCTGCGACTGCCCGAACATCGTGTTGACGTTGCCGATGCCCTGGACGAGCCTGCCTGCGACCGAGAGCACCGGGCCTGCCGCAGTGGCAACGCCTGCGAGCGAGAGCACCGTGCGCTGGTCCTGCTCGTCCATGTCGGCGAACGCCTGGGCCGCGTCGGCCACGCCCTGGAAGAGCGGCTGAAGCGCGTCCATGGCGTCGATGAGCGCCTCGGTGAGCGGGGTTCCCACCGTGATTGCCACGGCGTTGACCTTGTTCTTGAGCACGTCGAGGCGCGACTGCATGGACTCGTTGCGCTGGTCGACCTCGGTCTGCAGCGCCGTGTTCTCCTCCCAGGCGCTGCGCGAGAGGTCGAGCGCACCGGCGAGCACGGACTGCTTGCCCGTGACGGCCTCGGTGGAGTCCACCAGGCGGCGCATCACGTCGGACTGGCGGATGCCCGTGATGCCGAGGTCGGAGAGCATGGAGTTCACGTCCCCGCCAGCCGCGACGGACTTGCCCATGCTCTCGACCAGCACGTTGAACGTGCCGGCCGCGTCATCCCTCCACGCCGACGCGAACTCGTCTGCGCTCATTCCGGCCTTCTCGGCGAACGCCTCAAGGTCATCGCCGCCGTTGGACACAGCAACGCCGATTGCGTTGATGGTCTGCGAGAGGGCCGAGCCGCCCATCTCGGCCTTGACGCCGAGGGACGAGAGCGCCCCCGACATTCCCAGGATGTCGGCCTGCGACATGCCGGCGGCCGTGCCGGCGGACGCGAACCTCTGCGCGAGGCTGGACACATCAGACTCTGTTGTTGCCATGTTGTTGCCGATTGCGACGAGCGTGGAACCGTAGTTCGAGAACTCGTCCTCGGCCATGCCGGTGATGTTGGCGAACCGTGCCATCTCCGTGGCTGCGGTGTCGGCGTCCATGTTCGTGGCTATGTCGAGTCCGGAGACGGTCTTTGAGAACGACTCAAGCTTGTCATCCGCGATGCCCAGCTGAGCGCCCAGCGCCTCGATGTTGACTATCGTCGCTGCGTCAACCGGCTGCTTCTGCGACGCCTCAAGCGCCGAGTCACCGAGGGCATCCAGCTGTCCAGCCGTGAGGTCAGATGTCTTTCGCAGGTTCGCTATGGCGGTGTCGAAGTTGACGGCCTGGTCGACGCAGTAGCCGCCTACCTTGGTCATCGGCACGGTTATGGCCGTGGTGAGGGTGTCACCGACGTCCGCAATCTTGGTTCCGGCATCGTAAATCTGGTTTCCGAGGCCAACCCAGCTCTCGCCCTGCAGGGCAAGGGAGCGGGTCGTGGACTCGCTTGACTTGGCGGCGTTCAGCGCCATGCGCGAGATGCTGTTGCTTACGGCGTCGAGCTGCGTCTGGCCGTTCCAGAGCGCGCCTACCGCGATTGTGATCGAGGCCTTACCCATTGACGGCCCCCACGTTCCAGTCGCAGTAATCGACTACCTTCTCGTTTACCTTCTCGACGATGTGCTCCTCGTCATCGAGGACTGCCTTGAGGAGGGCGCGCGGCGGCGTGCTGCCGACAGGGACGCCCGCGCGCCTTCCGGCACGCTTCCCCGTGAGGATGAGCGCCCCTGGGTTCGCGAACTCGATTACGCCGCCGCCAGGGTCGGTCGACACGAACTTGACCCCGTTCGCGTACGTCCTGAGCCTCAGCGAGGCCGCGTACGCCCCCGTGGGGTAGGAGCCGACGCCCCCGGCGAACCCTTTCGCCTTGGAGAGCGTCGGCTGTACGATTCCCATGATCTCGCGCTTCAGCTCGGTGCCGAGCTTCCTGTCAAGCTCGTTCAGCTGCTTGATGGTCTCGTCTAGTCCCCGAACCTCAATCGTGTACATCTAAGCGACCCCCAGACGCGCCTTGGCGGCCTCGCGCTCGGCCCTCAGCCGGTCGCGTGCGTCAACCGCCTTCTCGCCCCTCCTCCTCCATGTGGGGGCCTTCTGGCTCTCCCGCTCATCGAGCACCGTCTCCAGGTCGAAGTACATCTGCTCGAACAGCATCGGGAACCCGCACGCGAGCCCCAGCAGCTCCATGACGCCGGAACCCGTGTAGCGGGAGAGGTTTACAAGGATTCGGGACTCGTACCCGTAGGGTTTTCGTCCACGTCGGCCTTGTCATCAACGTCCTCCGAATTGATGGACGTGGAGAAGGCGTCCAGGAATTCGATGACATACCCGGCGTC